CGACTTGGCTTCTAGTTACAACATTGCGGAAGTGAAATTCCCTGATAGTTCATCTCAAGACGCTTTCAACAGTTCTACGTTTGATTTGGCTCAAATTGACCCGTCATTGCTTTACCCAAACGAGCCAATCAACAAGCAAACAATCAGTTTGCCTTTGGTAAACAACAGCGTTCGCGCTCAATATCTTGCCAATCGTTTCTTGGAAGCGGCGCGAGAAGACTTGCAAATCAAAGTTGACATCAACTTTTCAGGTTTGCAACTTGAGGCTGGCGATATTGTCACCGTTACAAATTCCAGTTATGGTTGGGTCGCTAAATTATTCCGTGTTTCCCAAATCGTTGAGAAGTTTGGTGATGATGGGCAAATCACCGCATCTTTGTCTTTGATGGAATTCAATCCTCAAGTCTATGACGACAAGAACATCACGCAGTTCACTCCAGCGCCAAACACAGGCATTGGCTCACCTCTTGGCTTTGGTGTGCTTTACACGCCAACCGTCACCAATGTGCAAACGTCCTCACCAGTTCCATCGTTTGATGTAGCGGTCACGGCGGCAAGCAACGGCATCGTTCAATACGCAGAGGTTTATTACTCTGCTTACGCCTCTCCAACGCTGTCTCAGCGATTCTTTGCTGGAACTACGGCGGTAAATGCTGGAGGCAATCCGTTCAATCCTGGTTCATCAATGGGAGTTGTGACGCTTTCAAACATTCCGCAGGGTGATTGGTATTTCGCTGTTAAATATGTCAACTCACTTGGCTCAAGCGAATTCTCTGCATCGTCAACAGTTTTCAAGTGGCGACCACTGACATTTCAATTCAATAAACGATGGCTGGCTGTTGCATACGCAGACAACGCAACTGGGACAAGTGGGTTTAGTTACAACCCACGAAACAAAGCATATTTTGGCATCTTTAACAACGACACAGCCAACGGTGGAACAGACCCAACGCTATACACATGGTATTCCGTTGCCGCATTTGGCACTTCCAATTACCTTCTGTACGCTAACAGACAGAACCGCAAGTTCAGTTTTGACGTTGGCAATGCTGGTTACATCAATTTGGGCGGCGCGTTTGTTCCAACACAAACGTCTGTGTATGACTCAGCGCAGTGGTCTGCATTGCTTGACCCTGTAAGCGGCATTCAGAGTTTCATCGACTTGGATGTTCGCACTGGTCAACTCACTATTGCTGGAGCCACTGGCAACAACGTGAATGATGGCTTCTTGGCTGTGACCAACAACACCGATGGTTCGATGAAGGTCAACTTGCATGACTTCTTGAACTTTGGCGCTGGTGTTTATTCCAAGTCGTTTAGCGCCGCAACATTAACTGTTGATGTTTACGGTCGAGTGGTTGGCTTCTCTGAGGCTGACAACTTCTACTACACAGAACAAGTTTTCATCGCTACGGCTGGACAAACAAGTTTTAGTTTTACTCACACGGTTGGTTGGGTTCTCGTGTTCCGTAACGGTGAATTGCTTGACCCAACGGAATACACAGAGACTGGAACCACTGTCGTTATGAACACTGCTTGCGCGGTGGGTGAAACAGTTGTCATCATCTATATGCGCGGCAACAGCACCAGCGTATATTACGAACCGCTTAATGTCACGATTGCTTCAAGCGGAACAAACACGGTAACGTACTCTGGATTGCCTTGGAACAAGGTTCAGGCTGGCGATTCGCTTGGTTTTAGCAATGTTGGCACACCTCTGACCTACGTTGTTGCATCTGTAAATCAAAGTACAAAAGTCATCACGTTTACAACGCCGATTGTTGGAGCAACTGCTGGAAATTCAATCTATCGCTATCGTGCCGCTGGCTCTGACTATGCTCCATTTACTCGTTACGATCAAGATGTGACTGCAATCACAAGTTTCTTGCCTACTGAATACGAGGTTAGGAACGGTTTTGAGTATCTGTTTGTAAATGGCGTTCAGATCAGCGAGATTGACTACGATGTGAACCCAACGACAAATGCTATTGGCGGCTTTCCTGCGCTTCTGACGGGTCGTTTGTCCGTGATTCAGTTCACGCCAAACAACTTGGCAGTGCCTGCAAGTAACATTGCCAACACCCCAACTTACTCGGTCAGCGGTCAATCGACTTACCCATTCAACAGCAATCCGCTGTCGATGGAAGTGTATGCCAACGGCTGTTTGCTGACAAAAGGTTCTGGCTACGACTACAACGCTTACGCAGCAAGTTGGGTTCTCACAACGCCTTTCGGTAATAATGACACCTTGCTAAATCAGCAAACTTTTGCGAGAATTGGCGCCGCCTAAAGGAAAAACATGACTCAGGCTTTCAACCTTTCACAACTAGCAAACAACCTAAATTCGTCTGGTCAACTTGACGCAACAGACGGGTTGGTAAATGCTGTTCCTGTTGCCAATGGTGGCACAGGAGCAAGCACATCGTCTGCGGCTCGCGCAAACCTTGGAGTCCCTGCAAACAATGGCACTGGCGCTACTGGCACATGGCCTATTGATATTTCAGGTAACGCTTCGACCGCATCCGACGCAACAAGTCTCACCACGACAAACTGGATAATCCAACAAGTCGGAGCAAATCTTGTATTCAAATATAATGGCATAGTAGTCGCTCAAATCGACAACACTGGCGTCATTACAGCGCAACCGTAAGGAGAAATAAATGGCTTCAAGTCTTAATGGAACAGGCGTCACGTTTAGCGACTCTACATCACAGTCTACGGCTCGGACTGCATCAAACACTGTAACATCTATAAATGGTCAAGTTGGTGCAGTAACAACAACAGATTTCACTAGCATTGGTGCACACATTATCGGTCGCCCTACAAACTACAACACTCAGTATGTAGTAAATGACACCGTAGCAGGTTCTTCTCTTAATGCAGGTCACTCTACTTCGCTTGTTACAAGTGGTAATACATGGGGAAGTTCTTGGCTTGGCGGTACATTTACTCCAACCAACCTTGGCACTGGGACTTGGAGGTGTTTAGGGCCAACGGTTACACAGGCTAACTATTCAACAGTAACTCTTTGGGTGAGGATTTCTTAAAATGTATATGTCTTATTCTGAGGTTAGAAATCCACAATGGTCAAACGCAGAGAATACGATTATTCAATGCGATGTGAAGTTTGACGCTTTAGGAGATAAATTTCATCCATTCTCAGCCGTTGCTTTTGGAGACTATTCTCATACGCACGAAATTTTTTCTAAATGTATAACTGGAGAATTTGGCGTAATTTCCCCATATCAGCCTCCAGCACCAGCAACAGATGAACAGATTTCTCTTTCGGTAAGGACGGAACGCGATCGGTTGTTGTCCGAGTCTGATTGGACTCAACTGCCAGACGTTTCAGAAGCAATTAAAAATTTATGGTTGCCATATCGTCAGTCTTTGCGTGACATTACCATTCAATCAGGATTTCCTCAAAATGTGTCTTGGCCGATACGTCCTAGTTAATTGTAAATATTGAAGTCATTTTGACTTTCAGCGACAATACAAGACTCGTAGCCCCGTGAGTGCATGGGGAGCGTCACAACCTGAGAGCAGGGAAAGTTATGGCTATCTTCAATCAAAACACCCTTACGCAAGTAAGCGGTTTCGACAATCCAATCATTGCTGGTGAACTTGTTTGGCAACAGCAAACCTATTGGAACTTGGCAATCAAAGCCTCGGACAATGTAGCCCCTCTTGATTTGACTGGCGCAACAATTGACGCGCAAATCATTCGCAGGGCTATTTCAAACATCACTGACACCCGTAACGGATTGTCGTTTGACATTGCCAACTATTCCCCAACACCAACGCCAATCTCATTGACGGTCACAAATCGTTCTGATGCAACTGGTTTGTTCACATTGGTGATTGATGACTCGGCATGGGACTTGATGGACACAGACCCAGAGTTGGACATCAATGCTCAAGACTGCGTAGGCTTCTCTGGTCGCGTCAAAATAAGTTTCCCTGCTGGTTCTAATCCAGCCAACGACTACATCATCTTTTTACTGTTCTTGGTTCGCTCTGATGGCATTGTTGTGGAGTAAGAATCATGGCAGATATCAGCGTAAGAGTTGTTAATCAAAACAACGTAGAAATCGTTGTCCAGCCTCCTGCTCGACAAAATATCAACATCCAAACGCCGCCAAACAACACAATCAAGATTGACCGTGGTTTGTATGGCGCAAGCGGGTTCTCTGGTTATTCTGGATATTCTGGTTACAGCGGCATTGGCTCGTCTGGCTATTCTGGGTTAAGTGGTTTTTCTGGTTATTCTGGCATCTCTGGTTTTAGCGGTTTCTCTGGCATTTCTGGTTGGAGTGGTAAATCTGGATTTTCTGGCATCTCTGGTTACTCAGGTTTTTCTGGTATCAGTGGTTTTTCTGGCATTTCTGGATGGTCAGGTTTTAGCGGCATCTCAGGCTTTTCTGGCATTTCTGGTTATTCTGGAATTTCAGGCTTTTCTGGAATCTCTGGTTTTTCTGGCTCTGGCGTAAGCGGATGGTCTGGCTATTCTGGATTCAGTGGCATCTCTGGTTTCAGTGGAATCTCAGGTTTTTCTGGCATTTCTGGATTTAGCGGCTATTCTGGAATCTCTGGATTTAGCGGCAGAAGCGGATATAGTGGCTCTGCTGGTTTGGGCGGCGCAGTTGGTTCGTATGGCTCTTTCTACGACACAACAAATCAAACAACAACTGCCAACACTCCAACTGCCATTACGTTGAACACAACTGCTGGTAGCAATGGCGTAAACCTTATTTCTTCAAGTGAATGGAAATTTAACAATGCTGGAACTTACAGCATTACGTTTTCAATTCAGTTCACAAACCATAGCAATGGCTTGGGGAATACTCAAGTTTGGCTAAAGAAGAATGGCGTAAATCTTGCAGATAGCAATAATCATTATGATGTTCCAGATAAGCAAGGTAGCGCCTATTCATCTGAAGTCTTAACAGTCAATTATGTTTTAAATGTTGCCGCCAATGATGTGTTCCAACTTTATTGGGATACAACAAACGCAAGTGTTTACATTGAAAGCCTTGCTGGTAATTCAACATATCCGTTGACTCCATCTGTAATTTTGACCGCAACTCAAGTGATGTATACCCAATCTGGGTATAGTGGAACATCTGGTTATTCAGGAATTTCTGGATTCAGCGGATTTTCTGGCGTAACAGGCTCTAATGGAGCAAGCGGATTCTCTGGCTATTCAGGCATTTCTGGTTGGTCTGGATATAGTGGATATTCAGGCATCAATGGTTCTAATGGAGCGTCGGGTTTTTCAGGATACTCAGGCGCAACAGGCGCTGACGGCGTTTCTGGTTATAGTGGTTTCTCTGGTATTAGCGGATGGTCTGGTGCTGTTGGTATTTCTGGTTTTTCTGGCATTTCAGGATTCTCTGGCAGGTCTGGATTTTCTGGAACTAACGGGACAAACGGAACCAATGGAGCATCTGGCTTTAGCGGATATTCTGGAGCAACAGGCGCAACGGGGCCGACTGGCGCAACTGGCGCGTCAGGTTTCAGCGGTTATTCTGGCGCAACAGGGGCAACTGGTACGTCAGGTTTCAGCGGTCAGAATGGTTCTCAAGGAACATCTGGATATAGCGGGTACTCAGGATACTCAGGTTCCGCTGGTGGCGCTGGCCCGTCAACTGCAATCAACGCTACGGCAAGCACTGCGGCAACAACGCAATACATTGTTGGCGTTGCGGCATCTGGCTCCAATCAGACACCAACGGTTTCGACAACCAGTCCTGTTTCATTCCTTCCGTCAACAGGCGCGTTGACTGCCGTTACCGTTACAGGTTCATCTGATGACCGATTGAAAAAGAATTGGTCTGCATTACCGCCTGATTTGCTTGAGCGTATTGTTCAAGTAAAGCGTGGCCTCTATGAGCGCGTTGACGTTCAAGGCAAGCACGTTGGTGTATCGGCTCAGTCGATGCTTTTGGCATTGGCAGAGGCAGTCCTTGAAAATGAGAACGGCTTTTTGTCGGTAAACTATGGGCCAGCGGCTCTTGTGATTGCTATTGAATTGGCAGAACGGGTGCTTGAGTTGGAGAAAAAACTGGAATAAGACATGACACAAGACAAGACACTATATGGACTCGACATCAACACGCAATGGGAAAAAATCCTTGAGATTCATGCCCTGAAACTTGCCAAAGAACATCACTCCGATTGGTATCGTTGGAGACTGACCAACAACTATGAAAGGGCGGTGTTCTTAAAGGGCGACCCTGTTCACGCAAGGGAGTCGGCAAGATACTTGTGGGCTAATCAGAATCTATGGGGAAGGTCGATACTGGAAGTCGGTTGCTCTACTGGATATGGTAGTCAGTTTCTTCCGCAAGACAGAGAGTATTGGGGTCTGGATTACGACCCAATCATCATTGATGTTGCCCATGAGCAAGGTTGGGGTTCAAACAGGTTTTTTAAGACCTGCGACATCAACCAAGCAAACATAAGCAATCAAGCCACCATCATTGCTTTTGAAGTCATTGAGCATCTTCAAAACGGCATTGAGGTTGTCGAGAAACTCAAGAAAAATTGCAAGCGTCTGCTGATAAGTGTTCCTCACAATGAGCCTGTTGGGTTTTGGGGGGAGCATCACAAACTTCACGGCTTGACTGAGTACAACTTTCCAAACGCAAAGTTTGCTTATGTGTCTGAGCATGGCTATTGCACAGAACAAATGATTCCTGTGAGCGAGTCAAACAAGTTCAATTTAATGTTGTGCAGGTTTGACAATGAGTAAGGTTCTATGCTCAATCGCCACAAGGGGGCGATACTTCACTACGCTTCCCTTGGTCATTCAGGCCGTGATGAATCAGACAAAGTTGCCTGACAAACTCATCATCTTTGATGACAACGACGAGCCGCAAGATATGCGGAACGAACCGTTGTATCAAAACCTGTTTTACGTCATGCACTGCAAGGGCTTGGATTGGGAATGGGTCTATGCTCCAAAGAAAGGCCAGCACCATATTCACCAAATGGCAAACACTTGGGGCTATGAATGGGTATGGCGCGTAGATGATGACGCGATTCCAGAGCCGAATGTTTTAGGAACTTTGTCTTCCTATATTACTGATAATGTAGGAGCCATTGGTGGAACTGTGATGAATCCTCCTCACGTTCCTGAATACCTTGGTTCATCTGGCCTCATCAAGAATATCTATTCAGAACCAAACATACAGTGGGGTTTGATTCACATGGCGCGAGAGGTGGAGCATCTGTATTGCTCGTTCTTGTACCGCGCTGGCGTACACGACTTCAATCTTGGTCTGTCGCGCGTGGCTCATCGAGAGGAAACGCTTTTTACTTATGGGCTACATCAAAAAGGCTATGAACTGCTAGTTGTGCCTGATGCTATGACATGGCATCTAAAAAGCCCGACAGGGGGAATTCGTAGCGAAGTCGGTCAGGAAATGTATGAGCATGACGAGCAAATATTTCGCAACATTGTCAAATACAAAGACCAAACGATTGTTGTGTTGAACTGTGGTTTGGGTGACCATATTGTTTTCAGCAAGGTCTTGCCAAAGATTAAAAATCCTGTGGTATTCACTTGTTACCCAGAAGTGGTGGCAGGACACTCAATTGCAGAGGCTCAACATTTATTTGGCGACATTGACCAATGGAACATCTATAAAAAAATGGACTCATGGCAGTGGACAAGCGGGATTCAGCAGGCTTTTGAAAAAATGTATCTATGATTATTATTTCTCCTTTCTCAAAAAAACTGACCAATGGCAAGGAAAATCCAAAGAACTATCCATACTGGAAAGAACTTTTGGCAATGATTGATGAACCAGTTGTTCAGGTTGGAATCACTGGTGAAACGCAACTTTGCACAGATTTTCGTCAAAATTTGCCAATCTCCGACTTGAAAACACTGCTTAAAGAGTGCCGCACTTGGATTGGTTGCGACAGTTTTTTTCAACATCTTGCATGGTCCGAGGGCAAACAGGGCATCGTTCTGTGGTCTGTTTCTGACCCTATGATTTTTGGACACCCTGAAAATATCAATTTGTTGAAAGACCGCTCTTGTTTGGCTTCAAATCAGTTTCTTTGGTGGGAAGCATATGAATATGATGAAAATAAATTTGTCAAACCAGAAGATGTGATAAAAGTGCTCTTTTGATATACTCGCTCAATCTTTTAAGGATTGACTAATGGCTACCGTAGACGTAACTGATGCACGATTGTCAACGCACGAAGAAGTTTGCGCTTTAAGGTATGAAATCATCAACGCTCGGTTGAAGCGCATGGAAACCATAATGATTACCTGCGCGGGAGCGATGATTGTCAGCATGGCTGGAGCCGTGTTTGCATTGATTACACACGTTAAATGATGTGGACCCGTTCAGCCTTCTTATGTTGGCGCAAGGTGCAGTCAGTGCAATACGCACTGGTTGCGAGATGCTTCAACAAGGCAAGGCTGTCATTGATGAGTTCAAAGGCGACGCTGAAAGCATTGTTGGACAAATCAACGAAGCCAAAGAGCAAGCACTTGGACTCTGGGAAACAATCTCTGGACTCGTTGAATGGGCGCAAGGACTCTGGGCAAGTGTCACGGGTAGACCAGTTGCTGAAAAACCTGCGCCAATTCGACCAGTCGCACAAACAGTTGAAGCAATACCACAAGCAAAGCCTGTGGCGAAAAAGGCAAGTCGAAAACAAACGCAACGAGAACTGACGTATGAGGAATACAAGGCAAAAGCCATTCACGATGTTTGCGAGCAACTGAAAGTATTTTTTGAAGCGCAACGACAACTGAAACATCACTGTCGTGAACTTGAGGAACAATCACTTACAACCGAAAGAATTGCAGACAGCGCGATTGACAGGATTGAGATTGAAACGCAACTGATAAACCTATCGACGCAAATCAGGGAGGCAATGTCCTGGACTCCGCAAGAGTTGGGTTTGCAAGATATGTATAAGCGTTTCCTGCAAATGTACGACTTGATTCTTGAGGAACAGGAATTTGAACGGCAACGGAAATTGATGAACGCTAGGAAAAAAAGATGGCAACAAGAAGCGCGTCGCAATTTCAGAATCGACCTAATAATGTGGGCGGTGGCAATGTCAATGGTACTCAGCGCGTGGTGGTGGATGATGGCTCAAGTAGTTACGTTGACTGGCTTTTATACGGAATGATTTTCTTTGCTTTGATTTGTTTCATCACGTTGCCGATTTCTGCAATGATTTTGATGGAAGCAAAGAAAACCAACGCTGTTTCACAGGCGGCTTTGACCGAAACCAAAAAACTCCAAAGAGAGTTAAAACCAAAGAAAGAGGCAGAAGATGAATGAACTGATGAACTTGCTCAAGAACGTGGCTCCAGCACTTGCGACTGCGGTTGCGGGTCCAATGGGCGGCATGGCAATCAAAGCCATTGCTGACAAACTTGGCGTACCAGCATCAATCACCGACGTGACAAACGCTTTGCAGGGAAATCCAGACCTTGCGCTGAAACTCAAAGAGATTGACACTCGCGCATTTGAAGCGGAAACGAAAGCGGTGTCAGAGCGTTGGCAAGCAGATATGACAAGCGATTCTTGGCTGTCAAAAAACATTCGTCCGATGACGCTGATTTACATTTTGACGGCTTTTAACTTGATGTCAGTGCTTGACGGATTTGGCTTTCACATTGCCGAAGCATACGTCAATCTTCTTGGGCAATGGGGGATGGTCGTGATGACCGCTTATTTTGGTGGTCGCACTTTAGAAAAAATCATGGGGAAATGAAAATGAACGAGTTTCAAAGAGAAATTTTGCATCTTGCAAAAGTCATTACATACACACTGGCGGCAATTTTGCTTTGTATGACGACAACACTTTTGGGCGGCTTATTTTTGCCAAACAAGTTGATTGACAACAAAGACATTTTCCCAATCATCGGACCAGCG